TCCTTTAGATAAAGGTATGTCATAAGCAAGTCTAAGACTGCCATCAATAAATCCAGATAATGTATTTGCTGCAGTTGTGCCACTAGGAGTTATGTTATATGCAACTTGTCTTCCCGGTGAATAAGGTTGTAATACTCCAGTATCTAATCCTTGTTTTTGTCTCCACCAATTAGAAATACTAAACATATCATTAATATTATTACCCGGTGCATAGTTTGATTTTCTACCCTCAAAAAATTGTATTCTATTCGGACTAGATAAACTTGTATACTCTTGCATGCCTAATGCTTCATTTGCTTTTATAGGTGTACCTACATTGTCATAATATAATTTTCTAGCTTCTGTTTCACTTAAACCCATATCAAGTAATCGTTGATAACGTATGTCATCTTCAGCTAATAAACTTTCAAATATAAATTTTCTGTCTCTATCAAAGTTAACTGGGTTGCCATTCCATGCTTCTCTAAATGCAGCACTAAATGCAGTTTCTCCTGCAAGTTTAGAACTTTCTCTCCACATTTCTGCATACTCTTTAAGTTCACCCCATGTACCTTTATCTTTACCAATATCAGGTATTTGTGTATTACTTACATACATAGCTAAATTTTCTTGTGCTTCTGTTGGCAACATACCACTTTCAATCATGCTGTCGTATGCGTGCAAATCAGCAACATATTTTAATTGACGATTTACTTTAGAAACTTTTTCGCCCATACTTTCAAAACCAAGTAATGCCCATACACCTAACTGTGCATCACCTTTAAATACACTTGCAAGGTTTAGTGTCATGTCTTGGTGTTCAGGCATTAACGCATTGCCCTGTCCATCTGTTGAAGCTAACTCCCATTGTTTAGCTGCTTGTTCAGATTGTGATATAGAATATCTATCTACTACTTCTTCTACTGCAGCTGAATTAGGGTCTGCACCTACTTGTGTAAAACCAATAAGCAAACTCTGTGGTGCATTAGGATACTTTTGTGTAAAAGCAATTAATCTTTGTGGGTCAACATCGTTAAGATTTTCTTTTAAGTTTTTAAATTTTTTATTTCTAGCAACGTTACTAGCTACTTGTGATTGTTCAAATATTGGGTCAGGGAAGAACACTATTCGCTACCTTGATTAATCAACTCCGATATAATTGAATTAGGCATTACTTGATACATTGCGGCAAGTAACATATTAGCGTCTTCATCTATTGCTTGCATTGGAGGTGAACCTGCACCTAACATTGCGCCTTCTGTAATTGGTTGATTAGGAAACTCTGTTGCTCCAAAAACGTTTGGAGTTGCACCTGTTGTATTACCTACAGGTATCTGTCCTTGTTGTGCTACAGGTAATGGTGCTGCAGCTTGTTGCTGAGATAAACCTTTTTGTTCACCATAAGCTACACCCGGTATTCTTCTTATAGGTTGTTTACTGTTACCTGCTCCACCATCAGTTCTCTGTGATAATGCACCCGGACCACTTACAGCAGCAGGTTTACTAGGTTGTCTGTATCCACCTCTACCTCTTTTCTTCGCCATGTTCCTCCATTATTACAACATAAACACCCGGATAGGGGTTTAGTATTTCGTATGCTTGTTCAAAAGATACTACTTGAGTATCTCCGTATTCTTCATTTACGATACTCCAAAACTCTGCTTCAACAAATTCTTCGTTCATTATGCTAATCCAAAAGCAGCAGCCATATCTGGCGGTGGTCCCTGTGGAGCTTGCATCATTTGTTGTTGTTGTATTAATGCCATTTGCTCTGGAGACATCTGTGGTTCTTCTGGAGTATAAAATTGTTTTAGTATTTCTGTCATAGCGTTTGGATTTTCATATATAGCTATAACTGCCATTGTGGCTTGTGGGTCTCCTTCTGCTGACCTAGCAAGAACACTATCAAATAAAACATTTTCAGCTTTATTCTTACGTATACGTTCTTGTACTTTGCCTACATTTTCAAGACCATCAATATTATCTTGTAAAGTTTCTGTATCAATAATACCTGCTTGTACTAATTGCAAACCTGTAACAATTTTTTGTGGCTCATCAAATCCTGCCATAACACCATAGATACGTCTTGTTCTATGGTCTCCACCTATATCACTAAGTGGTTTATAGTTTTCTGAAAAAGATGTTCCGTTAAAATAACCTGCCATAGGTTTACTTTGTGTACCTGTTTCTACAGCAAGTACTTCATCTAGTTCTAATCTTTTAGAATCCATTTCTGATATACCGACTTTTATAATTTCTCTATATTCATTAATCATCAATGACATAGATGAATTAAGTTCTGCAAGACCTGCACCAGTAGCTACACTAGCAGGAGACTGTGCATCATCAGTTACTGGATAACCACCAACTAATCTAAGCTGTCTCTCTAATCTATCTACTTGTTGAAATAATTGATAAGGTATGTTATTTGCAGGTTTAGATACTTGTGTACCCGGAGCTAAATAGTTAACAGCAAATCTACCTTTACGGTATTGTCCACTCTCTAACTCACCAGAAATATTTGTTTCTGTAAATACACTATCTTCCATTGCAATAGCAGACATAATATTTATCTTTGCCATCATAGACATCAAACCTATTGTGTGGTCATACTGTCCTTTTAGTTCGTCAAAACTAAATCGTTTCATAAATACAAACGGTGTTGTACTTAGTGTGTTAGGTATATAATCAAAAAGTTGTCTTGTTTCTGGATATACAATGTATGTACCAGTTATGTCATAGTATTCAATTATACTTACACCTTGACCTGTATTGTCTTCCCAATCTCCATCTGATGTTGAATCTGTATATCCAATAAGAGATGTACTTGTGTTAGGAGACCCTTTAGGTTTATTAGGTTTTAAAATTACATTTTTATATTCAGGATATATTTGTGCAAGTTTCCATCTAGGTACACTTCTTAATACTGCTAGTTCTTGTGGTTTTTGGTCTGGACCAAAGTTACCCGGATATGTGTCATAAGGGTCACGTAGTTCTGCAGTAGGATACAAGAAACCATTCTTATCTTGTTTGTGTGTAATAATCCATGCACAATAACCATAGCCCGGTAACCATCTAGCAGCTTGTGCTAACTGTAAGTTAAGTCTTTGCTTCTCATCATAGGAAGCAACTATTCTTTCTAGTTTATCAGCACGTTTTCTAGCACGGTCACTATCGTTATTGTTCATTAAATCTACACGGATGTTAGGTACACCAGATATTTTTTGTGCAAGTCGGTCAATACCAGACTGCAATAAGTTTGGTGCAGGAAGTAAATCTGAATCAGCAGTATCCATTTGATTACCTAATAATGCTTTAATACCATCAGCACCACCATTAAGGATTGCTCTTATTCTATATTTATTAGTTTGTCTATTGCTAGAAGAACCACCTGCGACTAATTCTTGCGCAGCATCTATGATTTCTTCAGCAGATTTTTTATCTAAATTTATTGCCATGGTGCATCATTCATATCAGTAACATTATAACCAGTAAAACTTGGTTTGTATTCCATTCCAACTTCTGCTAAGTGTTCTTTCTGTACTCGTCTAAATACCTTCATTGGGAACCAACTAGACATAACAATATCTGTCTTATGTTTATTCCTACTAGAAACAGGTTTACCATCAAAGTATACTAACTGTCTTTTGTAACTATCTATTTTAGCTTGACTTTCAGCATTGCCATAGGGTAAATGTATTTTATTTGCCTCAAACAATTCTGACATAGCACCTACACCATAAAGTGGGTCATGTTTGTTTTTTCCTGTTAAGTGTCCTTGTAATAGAATACCTGTACGTAATACAAACTCTTTGATGTTTTCGTCTTGACGTATAGCAGTCTGAAAACCGTTTTCTTCAATAATCCAATGTGCTAAGTCATACTTGTGATACCAGTCAGAGATAACTTGTGCAGCTGCTCTAACACCACCACCTTTTTGATTATCTATATCTATACAATATAATTCTGAGTTAAACGTATCTATACCCCAAAGAAATGCAGCTTGATATCCTGAACTAGAAGGGTCAAGACCTGCAACAAGTTGTAACTGTTTAGGTATTTCGCCAACAACTAATTCTTGTCTTTTACAAGCGTCAATAGCATCAGGACTAAATATTTGTGTGCCTTCTACATAAGACTGATTAAAGTACACCATTTCAAATATCTGTTTACCACCTGTAGTTTCTGCTGCACGTAATCGTGACATCAACCATTTATGTGTACGCTTACCTTCCCATAACATACAATCAGTATGTTCTTCATCACTAGCTTCAGGTAGTTGACAAGTCAAATCATGTGCTGTCTCTACTATGCTTTCAAACGCTTCGTTGTTAAGTAAGTGATGATACAAGTCATCAGGATGCTGTCGTGAACCAATTACAACTACAGCTGTGTGTTCCTCTTTACGACTAGAGAGTGTTGTAGTCCACCATTGTCTAGTGTTTTCTCTAGCACCGGGTTGCATTGTAGTTTGATGGTCTTCAATGTCATCTGCAATTATTAGGTCACAGTCACGAGAAAGTATCTTTCCACCCTTACCAACTGCAACCATTGTCGGTGATTTAATACCCGGAACTGTTCTTGTACCTACAGTAAACTGATTGCTAGCCCACATCTTACCTGACCTATTGTCTGGTTTAAATGATTTGCCGGGTTCACAGAAATCTTCTTGTAATCGTTCATTACTTTCTAGTTGGTCAAGTACAGCAGATACAGCGTTCTTAGCTATGTCCTCGTTACCACCTACCCACATAATCCTAGTGTTAGGGTTCTTACATATTTGATAGACGGCAAAGTGTATTAACAGTTCTGTCTTACCATGACGTGGCGGAGACAGTACTAACAGTTCGCCCCCCTCGTCTATAGACTTAAGTATCTTGTTTATCCAGTTCTCATGAAAGTTTGCAGTCTCATACTTCTCTCCTGTCTCTGTAGCAAAGTACTTGTTGCGAAACGTAGAAAAATTTTCTAATGCTTGTTCTGCCTCCTGTGGCACAGACCAACCTTCAGCATCTAATTTGTTCTGCAAATCAATCTGGTAAGCAGCATTCATTTTAGAAACAGTTGCAATAGGGCAACCAAGGGTTTCGGCAGCTTTAGTGGCAGTTAGCTCACCATTCATGACTAAGTCAGCTAAACCTTTATCTAGGTACTCGTTATAGTATTTGCCCTTCATAGGGGTCAATGCAGAGTATTTACTGTTTATAGGTTTATCCTGCTTCTTATTATGTCTGTACTCCCTCATGTATTGCTTACGTTGACAAGGAGCAGAGCAATATTTTGATTTACCGGCTGTTAAACGTTTCCTACAATTAGTAGCGTGACATATCTTTTTAGACATATATTCCTATGCTTTTTGTAAATGTTTGTGTAATGATAATTATATGGTAACATACTAATAATTACAAACATAGAAGCCCATTAATTAGTTACAAGTAAAGTAGTAATCGGGATACTGAAAGTCTGGAATCGGTCAAACGATAACGTAGTAACGCAAACCAGATACTCAAGGACTAGCTAAAAGTTTCTATCAAAGCTTGCTTTTTTTATTAGCCCGCTATATCCAAAACCCCCTTTAGTTACAACGTTTTACTAGTATATTTTTTTCTACTTACATATATATACAGGGGGGTGGCACATTAACATGTGTGGGTCATACGTATACACATAGACACGTATCGTGTAGGTGTATGGACATGTATAGTTACTATGAATAGTCTTATGGTTCTAAGTTACACAATATACATACTAGATATGGTAGTACGTTAATTAAATACCCCTATATGTAGTTAAGTTAACTTCTTCTAAAGAGATATGAACTCTTAGATACTTAGTAGGTAGTTAGGGGAAACACCACTAGATATGGTATGCACTAGATGTAGTGTCATCGGCAACAACCACAATATATGGTAGGGGAGAGCTGTGCCTTGAGGGGGAGATAATAGTATTTAACCCCTTACTAAAGTAAGGGGATTAAATACATTAGTCCTGTTGAGAGGAGC